GATCAAGGCATCTATTGAAGAGATCCGGGCGGCCGCCAAGACAAACGGGATTCCACCGTTTGACGATGAAACTATTGACACGACCAAAACGAAAGCCCAGGAATTCGCTGATTTCATCGCTGACCTCAAGCAACGAATGTATGAGGAGGATTTGAATCGCCTACAGGCGGTAATGGATGAACAGGATCGCTATATTCAGGAGGGCTTGGATAAACAAAAGGCTGCCTTAGAAGAACTGAATGCCTGGAAACGAGCGGTCACGGATGAGACGGCTCGGGCTATGCAGCGCAATTTCTCGGATCTCTTTTTCGACATCTTCACCGGGGAGCTGAAAACGATTGAAGATTATTTCAAAGCCTTCACCCGCTCACTGCTTAGGGCCTTCTCCGATATGGTGGCCCAAATGCTCATAAAAATAGCAGTATTAAAAGCGGCCATGGCATTTGGCGGGGGCGGCGGTTTCCTCGGGGGCCTGTTCCATGAGGGCGGTGTCGTGGGCAAGACAAAGGTGCCCATGCGATTGATACCCCTGGATATGCAACCTATCCCCCGGCTGCATGCCGGCCTGGGGCCGAATGAGTTTCCGGCGATTCTGGAGCGCGGGGAAACGGTGATACCGAAAGATGCGGGGCCGGGAGGTATTACGCAGATCGTAAACGTACATAATGAGATTTTGCCCAATGCCGGGAACGTGGAAAGTCTGTTGCAGATGAGCAAGAAGGATTGGGAGCGGGTTATTGAAGATAGGATTATTCCGGCCATGACAAGACTCAAATTCGCGGGCATAAAGCCATGAGTACAACGTTTGAACTGGGCCCCACGAGCGCAACCGCCGTGACCCTTTATCCTGAATGGGATTACTGGAACGGCGAGAAACAGGTCCGCACGGAAAAACGGGCCAAATCCGGCAGGCTCAGAGTTTACAAGTGGTATGATTACGACCGGATTGATTTCGGCTTGAACTGGGTTCCTGCCTCGGATGCCGCCCTTGTCAATTCCTGGTGGGATAGCAATACGGAGCTTTTATGGTTTGTGACCTCGGATAGCACAACGGAGGTTCATAGCGTTATGATCCTGAACGAGGAAACGCCCCTGGCGGCCTATAACAAGCCGTACAACAACTACTATAAGGGAAAGATCGAGCTTGAGGGGTATTGATGCCGTATGATGTAACAAGCTGGTTTCAGGTGCAGCTCGAAAACGTTGCCTCTGAGCCGGTGCGTCAATTTACCATCGGCACCTCAGATTATTCGGATCGGGTGACGCGCTGGCCCCGTATTAAGCGCACGGTGAATGATCTCCGCTCCCTCAAGGTATCCGTTCCCCTGGACAATACCGATGGGCATTTCAACGGTTTTTACTCAAACGTCTACACAATCCCGAACACGGCTACACTGCAGTTAGGGTTTAATCATGCCACGAGCGGGGATGAGCTTGTCACGCTTTACACCGGATATCTGAAAAATGTCGGCTATAAGCAGGAGATCTGCGAAGTTGAGTTTGTGGATAACCTCTATGACTTTGAAAAGCGGAAGGTGGGGGCTTCCGATGCGCCGGTCAGTCTGGCGGCTCAGATCCCCTCCGATATAGCCTGGACGCTTTGCACCTGTTACGGCGGGAAATCCAGCCTCGAAAGCACGAACAACCCCGATATTGATTACACGTCCTTCCAGGCCTGGGCCGCTGTTTTATCGAGTGATAGCGTGGAATGTGCGGCGCACTACGATGGCGTGAAAGTCATCGAGGCCCTGAAAAGCCTGGCCGAGGTAACGGATTCCGGTATCTATGTCGAGGGCGACGGCAAGATCAATTTCTTTTCTTACGGCGAGGTTTCATCCCTTGATAAAACCTTTGTAAATACGGCCTATCAAGACCTTGAAATAGACGTGGAAAGTCAGCGCCTTGTCAATAAGGCTTTCTGTTTTTTTAACTATTCCGTGGCGAGTGATTATTTCCAAAGCACCGTGTATGCCGTTCACACCGATTCGATCAGCTCCTACGGGCAGCATGAGGAAGTCTACAAAGATGATACCATCTGGCATACAACGAGCGTCGATGCCACCGTTCACGCCGAAAAAAGGGTGACGCTTTACAGCGAGCCCCCCCGGAGGTTCGGCGTCAATCTCGATCTGTATGGTATGCGGCAGAAAATAGGCGAGACAATCAGGCTCGTGGATAGCTTTTACAGCATCACCTCCGCTGACGGTTGGCGGCTGGTGGAAACCGAACTCAACATGGATGATGGCCAGTTAAAAATGGAGCTGGATGAGGCGGCCACGTTGCACGGCTTTTATCTGGATGTCGATTATTTAGACGGAGAACATCTGTTACTGTGACCGAATTAAACAAAATTGTATGTGATCGTAAAGGCTGTAAGGCCAAGCACACGGAGGAGCATTTCAACCAGGGACATCCGGGCTGGGGGCATGTCGCCGGTATTTTTGATGATCGAACCGGCGCGGATCGCGCTCACCTCTGCCCCGAACACATGCAAGCAATTAAGGATTTCTTGAACGGAGATGATCTAAAATGACATGGGTTGATCTATCGAGCGCATTCGGATACGGAACGAAACTCACAAGTACCCAAATGCAGAATTTGAGGGACAACATCACGGCCCTTGCCAATGGCGACAGCGGCGCCCCGGCGATCAAAGAAGCTGCTGTGGACACCGGCGCGATAACAGTAAACAAGCTAGGTGATTCTGCAGTCGCACAAGCCAAGCTGAAAACGACTACCCATGAGCAGTCTACCGTTGAAACTACATGGCAGCCGAAATGCTTGACCTATGCGGATTATGCGTTTGCATTTCGATGTAAGACGAGCTTAGCCACTCAGGAGGCATATTTTTGTAGGGCATCTCAAGCGGCTAATTATACTTTTGACACCACAAGCTATGTCGGCGAATACGTTTATATAAAAGCTACAAGCGGATACACTGCCTATGCAATCTATAGATACGTCCAGGCCTCGGGTGAGGTTTATTGGGTGTGGCTTTTGAGGGACAAGGAAACGGGGCTAATATCAGACGGCGATGCGGCGGGGGATGTTTGCTGCTGGGGCCGGGACCCATCGGAAAGGCCTCACCCGTTTACGGAGATCTATGATCCTGAAAAACATGATATTGTCCTATGGACCCCGGACCAGGATGAGCTGAGGGAATTGTATGCTAGGGGCAACAATGGAGATAGGCATCCGTTGCAAGTAGCCCTTGAGGATTTCTATATTGATGAAGAGACTAACATGGCCTGGCCTGATAAGCCCTGCACCACAAAGATTTTGTGTGATGATAGCTTCGAGGCGATGCTAAAGGGTGAGCCTGTGCGGGTCCTGCAGCAAGTGATACCGCCCTCTCCGGATGTATTGGTCAAGCAAATGCGACCGAATAATAAATGGATATGAAAATGGACAAGCAATGCAGCAAACACACCGGCATTGAGAGCGATATCGGACACCTAAAAGACTCCGATAAAAGCCAGTGGAAGGAGATAAACACATTGAAAAACAGATTTCTCGTTCTAATTACCGGGATAGCATTGACACTCCTTGGCGTGATAGCTGATCTGGCCTTGGCCCTTATCAAGTGAAAATATGCTCAATACGATCTATGAAGATACGAGCGATATCAGCTTTGAGAATACCAGTGACTATGAATGGGACGATGCATTCGGCACCATTCCGCATTATGCGCTCGGCCCTACCTGGCCATTGGCTGTCAGTCTCTACCCCGAATATGATCTATGGATAGGAAAGCGGCAACGGCGGACGGATACCAGGGCGAAATTCGGCAATCTCCGCACCTATAAATGGTATGAGCAAGACAAGATAGAGTTTTCCGTGAACTGGCTTTGCTCGAGTCACGCTTCACTGATCAATTCTTGGTGGGATACGAATACGAAAATCCAATTTTATATCACCTCAAATCAGGCGGCAACGGAGGTACACAGCCTTATGCTGATGAATGAAAGTGAGCCCCTTGTGTCTCACAATAAGCCATATATCGAGTATTACAGGGGCGAGATCAAGTTAGAGGGTTATTGATATGGCCAATAAAATACGAGGAGCATCAGGCCTAACAGGGGGCGCGGTTGGTGCTCTTGATTCAATAGACGGCAGCCTTCTCAATGACGGCGATCTTGCCGTTGTCCTTGCCTCTGACGATCAGGCCTATTTCTACACACTCGATGCCGACAGTGGGGCAACCGAGGCCTCGCCACGTATTATTAGCCCGGATACTAACGCGGGGAATAAACGCTGGATTCGGATAGGCCCCAAGATCGACCGGCTTACCAATTATGCCGATTTAAATACTGCTATTACGGCGATAGGCGCTACCGAACAAACCCTTATTCTCGACAAACCAACGACTCTCACGGCAAATGCTACAATCCCGACTACCCTGCATGTCATAGGGATGCGGAATTGTCAGATTGACGGCTCCTATACCATCACCATCAACGGCCCTTTTGAGGCTGGGTCTTATCAGGTGTTTGGGTCGAGCATTACGGTGAGTTTTGGAAGTGGGGCTATAGAAGAAGGTTATGCTGAATGGTGGCAGGAAAACACTACGCCTGGCACAACCGATATGTACACCGCTATCCAAGCGGCAGTAACCGCTTTTCAAGGTAAAGGCATAAAGCTCAAAGGCTTGGGAACCACCTATTATGTAAGCACAGACGATGATATTGACATAAGCGAACCTATCATCATTGAGGGTAGCGGCTGGAATACGGTTTACAAGAACGGGCGGGATCAAATCATGTTTCTCGCCCAGGATCTAACCACAGAGCAAACGGGACTTGTTTTTAGAGATTTTGCCATAAACGGAAACAGCAGAGGGCAATACAACGCCGGTGTAATCCAGATAAATGGTTTTGCCGGGTTTTTGGTGGATCATGTCTATGTGTATGGGGCCGACAGAACAGACGGATCTAACGGCGTAAACGGAATAAACTTCAGTGACGGGGGCGGGGCAGCAGTTTCTAGGGGCACTGTGCAGAACTGTTTTATTGACGGTTGCTCAAAGGCTGGCATTTACGGTGCTACCGCAGACGGCGGACGTGGACTCATTATTGGAAACACAGTTCGGGATTGTACTGGAATCGGTGGTGCGCCAGGTATCCAGGTAAAAGGCCAATATTGTCGTGTTATCGGGAATGAAGTGTATAGCAATGAGGGTGACGGGATACATATAACCCCTACGGCGGCAGCCGCAGCTCAGGGCATAATCATAGCAAATAACGAGTGCTACAGTAATGGTGACGGAGGGAGTAATACCGGGGCCGGCATATATCTCGGAAATGCTGAAAGCCAACCGGGTCATTTCCCAATCATCACTGGTAATTTCTGCTATGGGAATGATGGGCACGGGATAGAAATACAGCTTACCAACGGCATTATCATTACGTCAAATCAATCCAGAAATAATAATTATCAGGGCATTAAGGTTGACCGCACAAATGATGCTATCATAAGCAACAACGAATGCCTCAACAATAATCAAAGTGGAGCTGCCAATAGTGCGGGGATAGTGATAGACGGGGGTGCAGGCGCATATAGCAATTTTCAAATATTGGGGAATCTTTGCACGGATGACCAGGGCACTGCCACACAGGATTATGGACTGCGGTTTGAGGCAGGAACGCTAACCAAGGTCACAGTAAAAGACAATAATTTCGGCGGCAATGCCGATGGGCCGATTCTGTTTACAGTGACCCCGGAACTCCAGGCCGAACAGGAAACTATTTATATTGGCACATTAGCAGCGGCAACCGATGAAGAACACGCTGTCCATGTAAGTCCTGGTCCTACTGGTTCGGTTCTCTATGATGTATTATTGATAGATAGAACAGGCGTAGCTGTTGATGCAGCAGACACGCGAATTTTTGACTTAGAGGACGGGGATGGAAACTCAATTAGCGATATTAACACTGATTCAGGCGATGATAATGTAGCGTTAGGTGCTAATACAGCCGTTTCTATGGCTGATACGGATAATTTTTCCTCTACTCATCGTGTACTTGTCAGGGATGAGGTGGCAACCTTAGATATTACACATGGCGGGAATGGTAAAGCATTAACAAATTTCAAGGCCGTAGTGCAGTATATTACTTATTAGGTTAAGTTCTTACATTATAGATTGCCCAAATTACCATCTCCTCGCTCGCCTTTCCCGAACCTTTTCTGAAAAGTTCTCTAATAATTACAGTTGTTTACCCCCAAAAACCAGTATCATTACGATACTGGTATGCCCTTACTCCTCAAGGGATTCAGGCTTGTCCGGGGGTTTGTCTAAATCTAAAACTTGCAGCAATTCACCCGTTTGAGGATCTTCCACAAAAACCTCATTTGCATGGCTCAGTTCAAACAATTCATCAAGATTGGGCCAATTAAGTTTATCTGACTCCAATGGGTCTTTCAGCTTAACAATGATTTTGCTCACTCTCTCCCTCCTTTGGATTCAGGGGGTTGTTCCGGGGGGTTTCCATGCATCATTCCATAGTACAATTGCTGTTTTTGGTTGGGTGCTTCGTGGTCCCTGTGCCTCACAACAATTACAAAAAACAAAGAAATCTGCGTGAGTGGGAAACCTTAATTCAGCATCATCATTTTGGCAAAACCGACATTTTTTTATTTCTATATCAGAAATTTGTTTGGCTATAAATTCTTTATAGTCCATCACTCTTTCCCTCCTTTCGGGATTCAGGCTTGTCCGGGGGTTTGTCTGGATGAACCCGTTGGGAAGATACCCATTTCCCTAATTCTAAGGGCCAGAAAAGAAGATCAGTAAATCTTTCCGAAAGCGGTAAATCTGCCCTTATGCCAGTCGTAAACATTAAGCCTATACACCAAATCATAGTCACAACAAAGAGACCGTCACTCATCACTCTCTCCCTCCCATCGTTGTCAAGTAAATTGCAAATCGTATACATATGGTTGAATATATATTGTATTTTCAATGCATTACAAAGCTAGTCGTGGGTTCAAATCCCACACCGCCCACCAATGATTTCAACAACTTAGGTCTTTTTTTCTGTCAAGTTAGGTGCAAGCCTATGAAGATTCTTCTTGATCTTGACCTCAGTGAACTTCTCAAGCTCCTGTATCAATTCCTTGATTTTCCCTGCCGGTGGTTCTGGTAGATTGTGGCCCTTGGAGTCTGCGCCGATGCTAATAAAAACTGGCTTTACCCAGCTTATTTGATCCACAAATTTGCTTAAATCGAAATCCATAATGGGTTCTATGCTTATCATTCTTTCTCTTGTGATAACAGAGGCAGTTGAAAAAAGAAGACTTGCCCGTTCTACTGGATTAGGAGCCTTGCTAAAATTCTCTGTATATCTATTTGTTTCAAGCGTAGTGCCTATAATGCTTTTGGGTGGCAATCCCACATATTGAAATCGAGCAGGATTCTTTGATTGGAAAAGATACGTGATATCGGGGTAACGCCAACATTTATCAAGGACATGCTCAAGCCACGAAAGCGGTACATCGAAATGCCACATATCCGTTGAGCTTCCCACAAAGATAGTCTCGGCTTTACTTAGATCATTTCGGAGGCTTTTCTCATCCAAATGCAAAGGCCCCAAAGGAAACCGCTTCATATAACAATAAGTACATTCATGGGGGCACCTGCCACGTATGGGGTTCCAGGTATGCGTTACCCACGGATACATATTGCCAGCTTGTTTATTTAAGCTCATGTTTTTCTTTCTCCCTTATCATCTGTACCTTATCAAGCGCACTTTTTAACGGCGCTGTCTGATACTCTGCATAATGATCTATCATACGCGGGTCTTGGTGCCTTAACAGATGAGACACAATCCCTTTATCTAACTGCTGAAGCATTCCCATAGCAAAACTTTTCCGTCCAAATTCAGTAAGCGATATATTGAGTCCTGCCTTTTTAGCTGCTTCCCGAAATATGTCATTCAAGATAGTCTTGCTGTAATGTTCTCCGGTGTTTGGATTGATAAAAGCCCACGATCCTAATGATTTTGGCATAGAAGCAAATAATTCTTTTAATGCCTCAGTGAGCGGAAATGGCATAATCTTTTTGCCTTTGACTTCTTTAAGTTCATTCTTGCGACCAAAAGTAACCGCGTATATAATGTGGCTTTTTTTAATATCAACTTTTCTAAAGGCACGAGCCTCAGAAGGCCTGCAACCTGTGAGCATAATAAAAGTATAGATAAAACGATGTCCTGAAGGTATATTTTGGATAATTTTGAATTGTTCATTTGCCTCAATCCATCTTATTTCAGGTTTGACAATTTTGTTTTTGCCAGTCAACTTAGGGAAAATGGGTATTTGCGGGATATGCCCCGATTCATAAGCATCACGAAGCATCTGCTTGAGGGCATCCATCACATTCTTTTTGCCTTTAGGAGCTCGCTTAATTGAGTTCAACAGAGTGGTCAATTTGGCTTTATTCAAATCCTCAATGTACTCCGCACCGATGATAGGATTAATATGCTTCTGAAATGAGTTTCGATAATCATAAATAGTGGCCGTGGAAATGCTCGGTTCAATCTGATCTAGCCAGGTTTTGGAATACCCCCTTACGGTAAACAGTTTCTTTGCCTTACGCTTCCAGCGTTCAGGCCGGAAAATACCTTTGTCGATTTCGGAGTCAATGACATCTTTCGCTTTTCGAGCCAGGGCTTCGTTATCCCTAAAAGAAATGATACCGAGATATGTAGTGATATAATGCCGTTTCCCTTGCCAGCGTAGGTAAACCCAAAAACCCCCCTCATCCTGTCTGAGTTTGGCTTTCTCGGACATGATTATTAGCCCCCCTTGATGTTCTAAGGAAAGCATAACATTTTGGACGGGGAGGTTCATCTATTTTTCTAAAAGCGTTTCCAAGCGTATGCCAAATCACTTAACTCGTCTAAGAGTTTTGCTTTACCTACCGCCTGCCAGTAATCAAAACTGTTGTGTCCCTCTCTTTGTGCGATTGCCATTCTTCCAAGAGCTTTTAGGTTCGCGGCTTTACGGCTTTCAATGTTTGCGTGAAGCCCATCAAAACGGGTTTCCCATACTGGTTTAGACATTTTTTACCTCCTTTCTCCAAAATCTTCTCTATCCTTTTTCTCCGCACATTCCGCGCAGAGCAGTAAGGGGATGCCGTTCGAATAGTAAACGGTGCCCTCATCTACAAATATTGCCCGCATACACTTATCGCAGTTAGCGGTATCGTCTTGTGGAAATTCGGTCATTGCTGCTTGTCATACTCCGTCCAGGTCGGACAACCTTCTCTCTGGTCGCATCGATTCTGACAATGATCGGCTAACATAGCTCTGCCATCTTGGTTCGGACAGGGTACACAAACACGCCCGGCAATATCCCGCTTGGCACCGCTAATAACTGACAGCATCCTTTTCTCCTCAGGAGTATCTTCTAAGCTTTTTACAGGCTCAAGGTTCGGGTCTGGTCCTGTCGGTGTCTGAGGTTCTTCTTCGGGTTCATTTTCCTGTCCAGAAAGAGCAAATTCGCCCGAGGTTGCGACTTCTTGCTTTGGGAAGGGATAAGGCTTAGTACCCTTATACACATTCGCCCACTTCGTTTTTTCGAGCCATTCTTGGAATTGTGGAGAAGCATTCTGTATCCTGTCTCCATCACTCTTAACCCGATCCTCGAGGGTTGAGCTTTTCACTCCTTTATAAAGATCATAAAGGGGCCAATCGGTTTCCGGGAGACTAGCGCGAACCTTATCTTCTTTATCGGGGGCGGAAGTCTCGAGTTTTTCCTTGGCGCTCCCATGTATCCGCTTCGTCAAATCCTCCGGGGTTTCCTTCATCTGATATGAACCATTGGCCTGTTGTTCGAGATCCACAAAATCAAGAATCTCCTCAGTAGTCTGTAAACCGAGCAGAACTTCCGGGCAATGGAGTCGGGCGAAGAACATGGCGGCACGGTAGTTGAACATGAGATCACGCAGAGTATTCCACTTTGACTTGATTACTTCGCCGGTGGTCCTGTTGGTCTTATCCTTATTCCAGCCCTCATCGACTACCATCTGCCATGTTACCCAAGGGCCGTAAACGACTTTCTTGGTGCCTTCGCGGGTTCCATATGCCCTGCATTTCTGCTTGTCGGTGCCCTCTCCCTCCATCTCAAATTCAAGGGGATCGGTAAATTTCCCACTCCCATTGATAAGGGCAATGGCGAGTTTGGCTTCTACTCCCGGTCTACCGTGTACGATATACATATTCTGCATGAGCATGAAGGGGTCAACATGCATCCGCTCTGCGAAGTTAAGAGCGATCACACAGTTTCCGATGTTTCCCTTAAACTGCCCCGGCACCATTGTTGATTCTGCGAACACGCGAGCTACGCGCTGAGCGTGTTCAAACTTCGCTACGTTGAAAAAGAGCGAAGCACCCTCTCTGATCATCATAGCCCGATCTTCTTTTGTGGCTAATGTTTGTTCCTGTTTTGCTGCTTCTACCATGTTATTCCTCCTTTTTTGGTTTGGTGTAGAGATAGATTCCATGATCTATGAGATTTAAAATAACTTTCCCGGGTAAATGCAAGATCACCGCAGCAGGTTTTGGTTTTTCCCACACCGTACCCGGGATGATTACTGCCTTATGATTATTGGCTGCATAATCTAATTCGTGAATCGTTTTTATTCGGTTTCTTGGATTTGAAAAATCCGTCATTTCCTTACTCCATTGCCCGCTTCACATAGTAGCGGGGCAGGCTTATGGTTTGCACTTTATCAGGATAGCCCGGCCAGTGGTCGGCTTCCTGGCACTCCCGAAATTCATCCAATAAAACCGCAATCTCCTGGCTGGCTATGTAGAGCATTTCCTCATCCAGCCGATAGACCGCCATGGCATAAGGGGGTTTGGTTTCGACAACGATAATGAGAAAATCCCTATATTCATTCGCGTCTAGTATTTCCCTTGTCCCTTCGAGGTAAAGAAACCCCTGCCAGTGATATTTGTAGTTCGCTACCTTCTTAGTAAAGGCGTCATACCCTGCTTCCGTGGTTGTCTTGAGGTCCACAAGGATTTTAAGCCCGGTTGAAACTTTGTCCGGCCGGCATTTGAGAAGTAAGCCGGTCCGGGGATCCTTCCACCAGCCTGAATGCTCGATAAGGCCATCATCTTCCAGGAGTGCTCTTGCGGTCTTTGAGGTATAAACTGATTTTTTCATGCCGAGCAGGGCCGTGTGATCATCCCATTTGAGCACTGTCTTTCCGCTTGCTTCTGCCTCGGCAAACCATTCTTTCCCGGCCTTGGTTCGTTTATCGATATTCTCCGGCGCTACCATATACTCATCAGCGAAGCGGGAAGGCTCGAGGATTGCGGCATGTACGGCCTGTCCAAAGGCCATTGTCGGAGTTTCCTCGTATTCTTCTTTGGCTTTGTAATGAGCCGGGGTGACAGCAAATAGCGTGAGGTCGGATTTGGAAACGCCGGGGCCTTCGTGGTAATCACGATTGCTGATCTGAATGAATTCGTTTTCTGTGATCATGCCTCCCGCCTTTCGGGGGTTGGTTTCGCAGACCCCCACTGCGCTCTATGGAGAAGAGAGGTTAGCTATTCGGTTGAAGTAACCGGATCTCCGGGAACCTCCGTAATTGGGTGCTGGCAGGGCCGTCTATTGTTCCGTAGCATGTTACTGTGTGTCAAAGCCGTTCCCCTGGGCTACTTTGGACAGTGACCAACGTATGACGTTGCCATAGCACCTATTTTCATAGGTCGCACACACAGGCCCTAATGCCAGCATTTCAAAGAACTGTTAGCTAAGGTTAAGCTGAACGTTTCAGGTTAACCTTGCCAGTACCATCGCATTGAGGGCATTTCACGAAATGCCAGCCATCATTAGATGGGTTTTCCCTTTCAGCCTCTAACCATAATGAATGATACGGTTCTTCATCTGATTCTTGACATGGCACCCATCCAGTACCCTCGCAATCCCCATCACACATGGTTTTTGGATCGGGATAAGGAATGCCCAATGCTTGGTATCTATCAGTGAATTCAACCTCTCCCACTCATTCCTCCCTTTTTAAGGTTTCGCCTTGGGTTGCCCTCTTTACGTGCTCTAAGCCTATCCCCGCTCGCTGTTCGCCGGAGCATTGCCTAGCAAGTCACGGTGTCCTGGGGGAGAATCAAAACTCAACCGCCCTTTCGTTATGCCGAGAAGGGTAGTCGGGTTTAATCGCTTCAACCATTCTTGATAGACCCAAGGGGCAGGGCCTACTAATTCCTCATGGTAGGGACAGTATTTGCCCCGGAGCATGGTTAGTTCTTCTGTCACGATAGCCACCATATTGTTAAATGGATTGCCATATAGATAAGGGTAAAGATACAGACACCCCATGTTATACGTCTAAGGGTCCGTTCGCTCACCAGTTCACCCCATGTATGGACTCAAACAACACCTGATCCCCAAACCTAACTTGCTCTAATTCAGGTGGTGATTTCTCGGGCAACTCTCGCTCGATACGTTCCAAGCGTGCCTTGGTGTCCATAGCAACCTGTTCTGTGGTATTGGCCTTATGGTTGTCGGAGCACATGGTGGCCCTCCTGTTAGTTGCACTTGGCCTCGATACTGCCCATCGTTAGCCATTCACCACATCCAGGGCAGTGAGTAATTTTATTTCCATATTCATCATAGAATTTGGGATAGTGTGAAAGGCCATTCCAAAGCCATTCCACAATTATTGCTTGTCCACACTTACATTCGTAATTTCTGCAAAATGGCATCTTGCCCTCCTGTTGAGATTGTCAGCGTTTGATTACCAATTCTTGTCACGGCTATCCTCATTAAGGAGTTCGCCGGTGGGTTTGCGGATTTCGAAGTTAAGAAATGGATAGTATTGTCTAAATAGATCGTATTTTTCTTTGTTTGAGTGGTAGGCCTGTCGGGTGGCAGAGACTTCTATGAAAACATTTCGTTCAGCATCATAGAAATCGGGAGAATACTTAGAACCATCAAAGTGGAAAGTTGCTGGATGTGAAATCCAATTCTTATGATGAAAGTAGTTTCTGATGAATTCGATTTCCCCATCGCGCTCATGGCGACTTATAGCAATTCGACTTGTAGGTTCAACAAAAAGATTCGATGGATTTCTTGCCGTAAAACTTTTTCGGGGAATTTTGCCGGCTCGATATAGCTTCCCATAACAAAGCAAGCAAACACCCCATTTATCAATCTGGACTTGCCTTTCGTTGCATTCAGAACACAATTGCATGCTTATTCTCCTTAGCGTTTGACTTTATTATACATAAATGAATAACGATTGCAAGAAAAAAATGCATATCTGAATAAAAAAAGTGAAAAAAATCTGAAAGGCAGGCTAGGTGCGGCTTTTGAGGGTGGTAGCTATAAGAAGAAGTTGTTCTCGGGTGTAAATATCCAGACAAAAGGGCAGTTCAAGGGCTTCAAATAACCTTCTTACCGTATTCAGCTTAACGTTTTTCCCATCAAGCACTCTTGAGATTGTGGCTTGAGAAATTCCGCTTTTATCTTCTAATATTTGTTGGGTCCAGCCGCGAGAATCCATTTCCTGCTGAACTACCTTTGCAATATTTCCATTCATATTTGAATTAATCCTTGACATTTATTATTCACTTCTGTATATTTGCTCACATGAATTTAAACAGCTACCTTGAGCAAACAGGCTATTCTATTCATTCCTTTTCAAAGCACTGTAAGATTTCTTATGCGACCCTTTGGCGAGTCTGCAACCGCAAAACTAATTTATCCTCTAGGTTGGCCGCTCAGATCGAACATGCTACCGGAGGGCAAGTTTCAAAATTAGAGCTGCTTTATCCAGAATTAAACAACAAGGCGGCATCTACACCCCCCCCCTAGACTAGGTAATTGAGTGGATGTCGCCTTTTTCAATTTTAATAAAGTCGTTTTCATAATAGCAACAAAAAAATGGAGGCCCCATGCCTAACTCAAATTCGGAAGATAACGAGCAAGTCACGCTTTATCTTCCCCACGATCTTATTATGTTGATTGATCACGAAGCCGGTCAGATGGATCTGTCTCGCTCGAAATTCTGTAAGCGGGGCCTTTCTGAATATCTTGCCCGGCTTCACGTTTCCGAGGTCGTGGAGAGATTATCGCAAGAGCAATATCAAAAGTCAAAATAGGGTCTAGGTAAAAAAATTAGTAAACCATTTCAGGGGGTTATGGCCCGAAATTACCAAGTATCACGCATCAAGCTCCGGAAGAAGAAGAAATGTATGAAGTGCGGTAGATGGAGAACGATGCTCCACGGCCCGGGAGATTCAAACAGCTTTGGCGTGTGTGATGAGTGTCGGACAGACAAGTACAGTGAAAAGGATTGGAACCAGCAACATATTAAGGAATAATTTAGGGCACAGGGAGAAGTGATGGGTGCCGAGCGAGAACTAATCAGTATCGTAAAGAACCATATTCGGCAGAATCGAAACCCTATGCTGGCCTCCCATCAGGCAACCAGCGTCGTGTCCTATTTAAAAGCATGGGGGAGGTATAATGCAGCTTTCTTTTACACCAGTTCATTGCTGGACTGATTGGAGTTTCGGGGCAAAAATCGGTCTTAGTTGGGAATGGGCAGAGGGCTTCTTCCTTTTCGACTTTGACCTAGACTTAGGCCCGTTTGCTTTCAGTTTTCAGATTGTGCGGTATGGGGAGGTATGAGCGGAGGTAAATCACCAAGAACCAAGGGCTTCGATTTCGAGCGCGAGGTTGTTAATATTGCCAAAGCTGCGGGTATCGATGCTGTGCGCAGTGTTGCCAGTGTCTACCCGGATGTCAAATTGAACAACCGCCCTGTTAGTTGCAAGCGGCGAAAGAATGGGCTTGAGTGGGCATATAAAGAATTAGAATCGCCAGAGCCACATGATTATGTGTTGTTTCGGGCAGACAGGAAACGCATTTTAAAGATCAGTTATTGGAAGCCGTGAATGACTCACATAGACCTCTTCACCGGCATGGCCGGCTTCACCCTTGCCTGTCATTGGGCAGGCATACAGACAGAGGTAATGTGCGAAAATGACAAACGATGCCGACAATTCCTCGAACGAACATGGCCCGGAATCCCAATTATCCCTGATGTTCGGGACTTCGATGGAACCGAATGGCGAGGGCGATTCTTACTCACAGCCGGCGTACCCTGCCAGCCTGCGAGTCGTGCCGGGAAGCAGGGAGGCAAGAAAGACGACCGCTGGCTCTGGGGCGAAACTCTTAGAGTCGTTTCCGAAGCAAGGCCCGATTGGTGTCTTTTTGAAAACCCTCTTGGAATCGACGACGTGGGGCTCGGAGGAATACTTGCTGACCTGGAAGCCCAGGGTTACGAAGTCGCACCGCCACTTATCATTCCAGCTTGCGCCGTCAATGCCCCGCAGATCAGGCAAAGATATTGGATCGTGGCGCACACCGCAGCGAGACAATTTCCAACAAGGGCCAAAAAAATGGGAGACAATTCAAAAACAAAAGGCCCCTATTGTTACTCTCACAGATCAAGTCAAGGCAACGTGGCCGACACCGCAACAGCAAGACGGAGAGAGAGGCCCAGAGAATCCAGAGAAATACATCAATGGAGTTCACGGCAGGAAATTGGGCAGCACAATGGCGATTTCTGGCAAAACTCCCCCTGGCTCCCTTGCGCTGACGGAAAAGTTCGTAGAGCGCCTGATGACACTTTCGGCGTGGTTGATGGGTTACACCGTAGCTTACTTGCAGGGCTGGGAAACAGCATCGTCCCGCAAGTCGGGTACGAAATCATAATGGCGATAAAGGAGGCGGATGCAACCACCCCCACAGATTAAGCCGGCATTTTGGTGCCCGGTCTGCAACCTGCATCCTATGCGACCGAGCCATTACAAGGGGGAGTATTTTGTTTATGTGTGTTCGGACCCTGATTGTGAGGGGAAGCGGGAATTTCGTATGACAAAATACAATGAGTTTAGGGAGATATTGAGGCCGAGGGAGATAAGGGAGGGATGAAAACGAAAAGAAAGAAACTAACAGTATTCTGCGATTTCAAAAACCACCTCCGCACGTTCGAGGGAGATCCGGTCTGCCAGGATGAGCATTTCGAGAATCTCGGCCAGGTCTTAAAGTTCTTGGAAGAGAACAAAGGCCTGTATGAGTTTTTAGGTATGACTACCGACACTAAAGGAGGGGAAGAGATAAGGGAGGGATGACCGAAGCACCGGCCTTTCAATTATATTCCGCTGACTTCTACGTTGACACTAACGAATGGTCTGTCGATGAGGTCGGTATCTACACCCGCCTTTTGCTTTCTCAATGGAGTAACAAAAGCCTCCCCGATAACATCACACGCCTTGCCCGGATCGCCGGGTGTTCTCCACAAAAGTTCCAAAAAGCATGGGGACAGATTGCAATTAAGTTCACAAAAAATGGTGATGGCAGATTACAAAACCCGAGGCTTGAAAGAGAACGGGAGAAACAACAGAAGTATAGGGAATTACAGGCAGAAAAGGGTAAACGTGGTGCCGAAAAGAGATGGGGAGAGGATAGCCCCGGCGATAGCCACGGCCATAACCCAAGTAATGACCGCAAGATAGCTCTTCAGTCTTCAGACTTCAGTCTTAAAGAAAAAGATATACAAGCTGCGCTTGTTTTCCCCCTTCGTAATAACAAAGATTTTGGCCTCTCTCTTAATAAGATTTCGGAGTATGAAAACACCTACCGAAACATTGACGTACCGTTTGAACTCAAGAAGTGTCTGCAATGGAATATCGACAATCCTTCGAAGCGGAAAACAGAACGAGGTATTTTGAAGCATATCAATGGATGGTTGAGTGATGAGAGCAAGAAGAGAGGCCCTCAACCAGCACCGGGAATCGAACGAGATAGCAGAGCGGTTGATGAAGCAAGGAAAGAGGTTGAGGAAATGACGCCGGAGAGAAAGGCGAAGGTAAAAAAGAGGCTGGAAGGTTTGGCCGATATGGTAGGCAAGAAAGTTTAATTTCCGTACATCTTAAAAAAATGGAGGTTTGAAATGGCATTGCCACTATCAGAAAGATTTGACTATTACGAGGCCAGTTTGGTGCCGGACCTTTCGGGTAAGACCCGAGAGCAGTTAGAAACTATGATACACGGCCTGCAAACTGAGGTTGATATGCTCAACCAGACCATAAGGCGAAAACAGGTTTTCACAGACATTCAAAGCAAAGAATCCGAGCGGTTGAAACAGGCCCTGGATACCCTGCTCGATTCGGCGGCTTTGGTAAATATGTTTTTGGAGAGGGAATGACCCAAGAAAAACCACTTGTGGGTTGGAAACAAATCTGCGCATACCTGAACGTGGAAAAGAAGAAGGCCCAAAGGATTACCAAACACGCAAAGGTTACGTTTCTGCCCGACTATTTACCAACGGTTGCAATATACCCCTCAACACTTAAAAAGTACCTCGAAAAGAACATATATGTACCATAAATGACCGCTGTTTACCCCCCCAACCCCGTTTGCTTTCTCCCGTTTCCCGTTTTACCCTTATCCTGCATGGTAAATCTTTTCTCAACCGCCGGGCCTTATGGTTTCCCCTCCTTTTCCCAGAGGCCCGGCCCCTACCAAGGGGGTGAGGAATGAAGATTGTACTCGATCCAGGACACGGAGGGGAGGACACAGGCGCTAGTTTCCGGGGCCTGAAAGAGAAAGACATTGTTCTCGATATCGCTCTCGCCTGCCTTGAGCGCCTGCAGCTTTTCCACTGGGTAGCCCTTACCCGAACCTCGGATATATACGTTCCCCTCGGCAACCGCACCAAGATGGCGAACTGGTGGCAAGCGGATCTCTTTGTTTCCGTGCATTGCAACGCGGACCCGGACAGTGACGAACCCGGAATGCCCGAGGCGAAAGGTGAGGAGATCTGGATTTATCCGGGGAGCTTGACCGGCCTGCATGTGGCTCAGACCATCAAAGAGCATGTAGATAGCTTTTTCAGAACTCATCCGTTCCGGGGAATTAAAGAGAGCCGACACTTTTACGTTCTCAAACACACGAACATGCCCGCGATTCTCATAGAAACCGGGTTTATCGATAACGTGAATTCGCATGGAGCCTTTCAGGGGGCTGTGGCGAGGCGGAGGATCGGTCTGACGTTGGCACGCGGTCTCCTGAATTATGATAAGGGCACAAAGCCCGTTTAACCCTTTAACCGAGGTTTTATTATGAAACGGATCACAGCCCTGATGATTATTGTACTGGGGGTGATTCTGGTGTTCTCCTCATGTGCGGCATTACAAAAGTTTACCAAACCACAGGCCAACAAACTAACCTTACATTTTGCAGATGATACTGAGCAAACCTATGTGTTACCCGCTGAATTTCCTGAACTTGCTGAGGATCAGCTTGAATATATCCCCATGTACTACGGTTATATTATGTGTATTCGCCAATGGTTTGATGAAGATGTGTATGTGCTTTTTCTCATGGGTGAAACAGCAGAAATCGTAGGCGCAGGAATGTTGGTCGATGGTGAGATGACGTTCTGGATATACGAAGATGGTAAGCCGGTTCAAACCTGTACTGGTGATGAGCTGGATATGTATATCCAGGAAAAGATGTATCAAGCCTCACAAGAAGAAAAAACCGACATATAATTTGAGTAATGCCCAACCTAGCCAAAGACTATCTGCTTGAATTGCTCAAGAAGGCGTGGCCCGTGCTCGTGTTTTTCGCAGCAATGGTCATTTGTTGGATATTAAAATTAACAGAATAGGAGGACGTATGTGGGAGAGAATTAGAAAACATTGGCACACAACGGCACAGGCTTTAATACCGGCCATTTGTGCTGTTGCGGCATGGTGGAGCTTCGATATTGACCCGAAATTGCTAGGGACAATATCGGCGGGTATTTACGGCATCATTCTGCTTTTTAGCAAAGACGCATCAACGGAGGGATAATGAGAAAATACGCTATACCAATACTGCTCGTTGTCGGCTTTCTTCTGCTTGCTGGATGCTGGCCGAGCCTTGCGCCGGATTCTGACAAGACTCCTTTCCAGGTTGCACAAGAGCAAGTGCAGAAGATAATGGATGCCTATATCTTCGTATATGACAAGACGGATGCCCTGGCAAAAGACCCGAATATTACTCCCTCTGAAAAGGAGTTAGTAGCGGCAAACAAGAAGGTCTTGGATAAAGTCTGGCCCAGCTTGAAACGCTGTTTGACCATGATAGGCGAGGGCAGGATACCATCGCAAATCGATCTGGATACGGCAGATGATATCCTTGATCTTATCGAGGAGGTAGCGCAATGACACCAGTGGAAATAATCGCCATAATTCGCGGTTTGATGGAACTCAAGGCATTGAGTGATGATCTGATCGCAAAAGCCAATAAGCGGGCTGGGCTTTCTCAGGATGAGCTCGATACGATATTCCAGGAGAGCAAGGCAAAGGTATTGGCAAGAGACCCGGCTGATATTCCGACACCGCAATGATCTCCCATGGCTGGCCGTCCGACAAAATTCAAGGAAGAATACATCCACCAAGCCCGAATTGCGTTTGGCGAGGGCTTTACCGATGTGAAGTTCTGCAAAATGCTCAAAATCGGCCGCCGCACGTTTAATGATTGGCGCGAAGCTCATGAGGAATTCGACAAGGCGGTTCAGGAAGGCAAGGACGAGTATGACACTGACCGGGTGGAGGCATCACTGAAGAAACGAGCCAATGGCTACTCGTTCACAGAGACAACCCGCGAAATAGAGAAGATTGAAATTGATGAGGAAACGGGCAAAGAAAAACCGAAATATCGGATAACCAAGAAAGTTTCAAAGCACGTTTCTCCCGACACCACAGCTGCGATCTTCTGGCTCAAAAACCGCAGACGTGAGCGGTGGAAAGATATCAAAGCAACTGAAATTAGCGGAGCCGATGGCGGACCGGTACCTATTGATCTAAAGGGACTTTTGAAAAATCTAAGCATTGATGAACTCAACACACTTAAAGACATTGCCCTTAAAGCTGCTGCAGCCGGAAATAGTTGATTCTGAGCTTTGCAGGCGCGATTTCCTTAGTTTCGTTCGGGAAGCCTGGCCCGTGATCGAGCCTGGCGTACAGTATCAGCACAACTGGCATATAGAGCTGATTTGCGATTATTTACAACAGGTTTTCCGGGGTGAAATCACCCGGCTTGTGATTAACGTACCTTATCGCAGCATGAAATCAACCCTATGCTCTGTCATGTTTCCTGCTTGGGTATGGATCAATGATCGATCTAAACAATTCCTGACCGGATCGCACAAGGAAGATCTTGCCGTCCGAGATGCCGTCAAGACACGCCGATTGATACAAAGTAGATGGTTTCAGGATAGGTGGGGGGATGAAATTGTCTTTACCTCAGATCAGAACCAGAAACGGCGTTATGAAATAAGCGGAACTGGGCAGAGAATCATTTTCGGTATGTCGGGCGGGATCTCAGGCGAAGGCGGCGATATTATGATTATCGATGATCCGCACGATGCGAAAAAGGCTATGTATTCCGAGGCGGAGCGGCTTGGCGCCTTGGACACTTTCGATAATTCTCTGAGTACCCGGTTAAATGACCCCAAGAAATCGGCCATTATCATAATCCAGCAACGGGTACATCAAGATGATTTAACGGGGCATGTCATAGCAAAGGGAAACGGTGATTGGATACATGTACGGATACCATTCAAATACGAGATGCAAGATGCAATGGAAGAGGACCCCCGCAAAGAAGAAGGTGAGTTCTATTGGGGAGATCGCTTTGGAGAAACGTTCTATGAAGAGGCCCAGCGGTTTCTTGGCAGCTATGGTGTAGCCTGTCAGTTGCAGCAACGGCCTGCGCCTCTTGAGGGGGCAATCGTGGAGATGCAATGGTTTAAGCGGTATCAGTATTTGCCTGAAAAAGGCCAGTGGGTCATGCTTATTCAGGCATGGGATACCTCACAAAAGGCCGATGAACTCACAAATGCCCCGTGGGTATGCGGCACCTGGCTTATAACGTATCATGAGTATTATCTTGTCGATGTTTTCCGGGATTGGCTCAACTATCCGGCAGGCAAAAAAGCACTGATAGCTCAGGTCAATAAATGTCAGTTGTTGTTAGGCAATAAACCTAATGCGATTGTGATAGAGGACAAATCAACAGGGTCATCTCTTTTGCAAGAAGCGGAGGGGTTGCCCGTGATAGCCTTTGAACCTGAATCGGACAAGGTGACACGCCTTGCCACTGAAAGCCCTGCCATAGAAGCGGGTATGGTGTATTTGCCGAATGAAGCCCCCTGGTTAACAGAATTTGAGCTTGAAATGCAGAATTTCCCAAATACGGCTTATAAGGATCAGGCCGACATGGTGAGCATGGCTTTGAAATATCTTAGAGAAAACATAGGCATTCAATGGGAAGGTGGTTTCGGCATAGGCCGGACCGTAGCAAGTGGAGCGGATTGGTAGATGAGCAGATTTAGCGCAGCATTACAGGCATTTAAGAAACCGGACGTACTGGAAAAGGAAGCAGGCACCCCGAAACAAGGCGAGGTCGGTGTTTCGGCAAGCAGCCTCTATGGAACGGGCCTCTTTAATCAGTACAATCCCGACAGCCTTATGATCAACAAGGGAAACCGGGTTTACAAAACCATGCTCAAGGATGATCAGGTCAAACCCACTCTGCAATTCAAGATGAATGCCGTATTGAGCCGTAACTGGTATTTCGATATAGAGACCCAGGACAACGGAGAGCCCCGGAAAGACCACGAGGAAATGGCTGCGCTTTTTGAGCATATCATAAACCAGTGCAAGGGCTCCTGGTCCGATCGGCTTATTGAAATCCTCAGCGCCTTCCAAAACGGCTATTCCGTAGTTGAGAAGGTATTCCAGCCGATTACCTATGACAGTAAAACATATTGGGGCCTGAAAGACCTCAAGCTAAGACCGTTCGATACGTTTGACGGCGACTTTCAGATTGATAAGCATGGTAATATCGAAAAGGTCAGTCAAATCGTGGGCGGGCAAGCGAATGTCATTCCCCTAACGAAATTGATCCACTTTGTACACCAGCCGGATATCAACCGAATCTATGGGGAATCGGATTTACGGGCCTGCTATCGGGCCTGGTGGTCAAAGGATATCGTGATCAAGTTTTACAATATCTTTCTTGAACGCCACGCCTCCGGGTTTATTTGGGCACAAGTCAAAGGGAGTCTCACAGGCCCCGCAAAGACAAATCTTGAGGATTTGCTCAATAACATCTCCTCGCGCATGGCCGCGCACGTACCCGATAATATTGACCTCAATTTATTTCAGCCCGTTAGAACGGATGCCTTTGAAAAAGCGATTGCCGTCTATGACAAGGCGATAGCTAAATCCATACTTGTGCCGAACCTCTTGGGACTATCCGAGCAGGGGCAGACCGGGAGTTACAGTCAGTCGCAAACACAGCTTGAGGCCTTCTTCTGGATTCTGGATATCATTGCCAAGCGCCTTGAGGAAACGCTAAACGAACAGCTTTTCCGGCAGCTTGCAATCTGGAATTTCGGCACCGAAGATTTCCCCTGGTTTCGATTCGAGCCGATTTCCGACGCGCAAAAGGCCGAAATAGCGAAGCAATGGGCGGAGCTCGTGAGCAAAGGCGCGGTGACCAAGAGCGATACGGATGAGGCCCATGTCAGAAACATAATGGGCTTTCCAGAAAAGGCAGAGGAAGAGGAGCCCGAAGAAGAACCGCCGCCTGTGCCGTTGCCCGGCGAAGGCCCACCCTCGGAGGAAGAGATTGAAGGCTGGATCTCGGCACAACCCAAGGAAAAGCAAGACCATATCAGAAAGACCTTTGCCGAGCGGCCCTGGTTAAAGCGCGTGAATTTCACGGCGATTAAGGCCACCCTGGATGATCAGGACAAGAAATTTGTTGACAACCTCAACGAGAGCATGGCCGAGGCCCGCACATCTATTGAAAAACAAATTATCAATATCGTGGGCACCAGATCCCTCGGGAATGTGAAGCTCAAGGAATTGCTCGGTATTGGTATCAGCAAGGCAATCATGGGCAAGATGCGCCGGAATATCCGCAACAACCTCACCCGCATACTTGAAAATGGCTATGAGCTGGCCCGCCGTGAGCTGCCCAAGAAAGTACAGGCTAAGGCGATCCGGCCCGGCATGGACAAGGATCAGGTGGAGAAATACCTTGCAGCTAAGGCCATGACCATCGCCGGTGTGATCGAGCAAGATACCCTGAAAAGCGTACAATACGTGCTCGAAAACGCCGTGAAATACGATAAGACCCTCGCACAGACAATCAAGGCTATGGGCGAGGAAACTACGCTCTTGCAGATGTTACCGGAGGTGGATGCAGGAGGAAAGGCTATTAATGTCCCGGCCAGGTTAGAGAACATTGCCCGAACTAATACCGCCGATGCGCTTAATCAGTCACGGCAGGCGTTATTCGGGCAACCGGAATTCAGAGGCTTTGTGCTGGCCTATGAATACAGTGCAGTGCTGGATGAGCGGACAACAGACATTTGTGAGTATTTGCACGGCAGGATTCAGAAGGATTGGGGCAGCTACACGCCGCCAAACCATTTTATGTGTAGGGCCTTGCTTGTGCCGGTGACCATTGTCGATGAATGGGACGGCAAGGAAAGCCCGAAACCGAGGCTAGAGCCGCACAAGGGGTTTGCTTAGTGAAGCATTTTATTCTCATTGGAAATGGCGGCGGCGGTACAACTTGCACGCAACGGCTTTTGAATTCACATTCTCAAATCGAATGCCTGTTTGAGAATAAAGGACAAAGCGGGAGTGTGCGGGCCGATTCGGATTTAACGGAATACTTGCGCCTAGCAGCGGAAGCAGAAGCGAGAGGTCTTATTTGGGGCAACAAGGAGCCGATTGAGCAGTTTGTTACAAGGGGTTATAGTGCGGAGCAGATCGAGCGCCTTTCGGATCACTTCAAAATCATTTGGCTAATGAGGCGATTTTCACGCTATGACAAGCCGAGAACAACTTTTGCGCTTTCGCATCAAAAGTGGACGTATAGACAAACCTGGGATTGGGCGAGAGAGCGGTTTTGGGCCTGTAAGGATAAACACCCGGAAACAGTAATCAACCTCTCGTGGGAGGATTTGCTTTTGAGGCCGAAGATTGAGCTTGCACGGATATGTACGTTTTTAGGCGTGTTGTATGAGCCCGCAATGCTCTCCGAACATTTGAAATTGGAGAAAGTATGAGCTTGTCTAGGATGTCTTTTTCATCCTCTTGCGGATCCCATAGGCACCGATGAGAAAGATAATGGTACCGAAAACGATCTTGAAAGGATCAGCAGGCGGCAGGATGCCGAGGATAACGAAAATGGCACCGGCAAGTTCTAAAACAAATGTCAATGGTTTTGTCACGGGAGACCCCCTTTGATTACGTTAAAGACCATAACGACTATTGAGCTTTCTAACATTTGCAATCTGAAATGTCAATATTGCATCAACCGGCTGCTCGTAAAACACCCGAGCCGGAAACCGGGCATTATGACAGATCGGGTATTCGATAAAACGCTTGAGCTTTTGCAAGAGCTTGTGAACAGGGGCACACAGAACGAAGTCAATATGAACGGTGACGGTGAATCGTTTTTAGATCCACAGCTTATCAAGCGGGTAAAACGTACCAAGGAAGTCATAGGGTCCCGGCACGTTTGTATGTGCACTAACGGCGTCAATATGACCTATGAAGTTTGTAGAGGCCTCAAAGACGCGGGCATGGATCAGCTTGATCTCTCACCTCATTCTGTGTGGCATGCCCGGAAAGCGGCACAGATTATGATGCAAGTCGGCATTCCCGGTGTGATCAATGATGGCATTATCACCCATTCTCACAATTGGGCTGGCCAGCTTGAGCCGGAAAATCAAATCGAGTGCAGATTGAATTTGTTATGTTTTCCACTCATGGAAGGGAGGGGTTATGTGCTCACAGAGGGAAATATTACGCCTTGCTGCTATGACTATCGGAATCTGGGGGTTTTTGGCAGCGTGTTTGACGATGATATTTTGGATCATCCTATTCGACCTTTTGAGCTTTGCAAAACGTGTCATCAGAAGATTCCGCCTGAACTTATGGCGGAATTTGAAATGGAGAATCAATCTACTGACCAAGACCTCGTGAGGATGTATGCTTGAAATACCGCACCCGCATATTACAAAACGCGATATTAAGATGCACATAGCGAAGTCTGATAAATTCATCCTGAATGACGGCGTGAAGTACATGGAGAATTTTAACGGCTCCCATGACACGATGCTTGAGCTGGGCTCCCATGTCGGCTGCAGCACGTTATATTTTGCAGTAGAAAAAGGTTTTAAGCGAATCCTAGCCGTCGAAGCCTTTTTTGAAAACTTCGTGAATCTGGTGAAAAATATTTACAATAATCAAGCACAAAATATCATCACGCCTATGTGGGCGGCTGTTGCGCTCAAGACAGGTGACTTTCGCACGCTATTCTGGTCCGGCTCAAAAAGCAACCATGGACAATACGGGACTTTTTTCAGGCACGATAAGCATATCAATTCGGGGTTTGCCCAGACAATAAGTTTCGAGCATATCCTATCGCTTTTCGATACGATTGATGTTTTGAAATGTGACATAGAGGGCGGGGAATATGAGATTTTCAGCCCCCGCGATAGCCTGAAAGATGCACTGAAACGGGTGAGATTCTTAGAACTAGAGACACATACGCCCAATGACGACTATTTTGAGGATGACGAATTCGCTCAATTCGGGTACCCGCACCAACGGAACGCAAATAGGATCTTGAAAGACTTCCTTAAAGATTGCGGATTCGATTTTGACTTTAGGGGCAAAACTGAGGGAGGAATGCAGGGATACAATAGAAATTTTAAGGGATGGAAGGATGTTTAATGCAGCCAATAACAACGATAAATAGCATTGAGGTCTCAAGTCTTTGTAACAACACGTGCCCGTATTGTCCGGCCCCTTTTCAGAAGAAGTTCCGGGAAGTCGGAAACATGAGCATGGAGATATTTGAGAAAGCCATTGAATGGGTATCGCATTATTGCAAACAGGGCACACAGCTTGAGTTAAACCTATTCGGCATAGGTGAGCCCACGTTAAACCCCGATCTTGCAGAGATGGTCCGATTTGCTCGCAATAAGCTACCTATCAGGCAGGTTATACATACGAATACAAACGGAAAACTTATGACCGAGGAGCTTGCACGGAAATTGAAAGATGCTGGTATTACGGGAATCGATATCACGCACCATGGCGACCCTCGCGTAACAGCCAAGACAATTCAGATATTTCGAAAGCTCGATATTGCAGGCCAACTCTCGCTTGACCCCGTGACACGCCCGAATAATTGGGCGGGACAGGTGGATTGGTTCGAAAGCCCTGTCACGTATCTTTGCCCCTGGCTTGAGAGGGGGCAAGTAATGATTATGAGCGACGGCGATGTGACGACGTGCTGCCTAGACGCAGCGAAAAAGGGCGTAGTGGGTAATATCTTTGATGACATTACGAAATTCAGGCTTGAGCCGTATGAGCTTTGTGCGAAATGCCATCAGATAGTACCGGAGAGAATGCAGAGGATTAAAGTAGTAAACGGTTGATTGACAATAGAATAAGGCCACTCTAAGGCCCCGGAACCTTAGAGCATAACATTCAAGGCGGCTGTTGAGGAGCCTCAACCTTCTCAATATGCTGCCTTTTTTGTTGGCCGATGGAGGATATAACGATGCCTTACCCAACATTAGAAAGTTTGCCCGATAGCGTGAAAGTGCTTCCCAAGGACGCACAGGAGATATGGCGGAATACGGCGAATAGCTCTTTGGAAAAGACCCCCGGAGATGACGAGAAAGCCTCAAAGATAGCCTGGGGCGCTGTTAAAAACGCGGGCTGGGCCAAAGACGCCGAGGGCAACTGGAAGAAATCACAGACTGCGCCGAAAACCCATGAATTCGATGTCGAGGTTTTCAGCGTCGGGATCTGGAACGGTGACGCGTACACCGAGGGCGATCTAAATGAGATGGTTCATGCTTTCTATGAGTTGCAGGAGAAAGTCAAGCCCCCGGTGAAATTAGCACACGATAATAGCATGCACCTGAAAGACGGCCAGCCCTCTCTCGGGTGGGTAAAGGGCCTCAAGAAAGTCGGCGACAAGCTGATCGCCACTGTGACACAGGTGCCGGAGGTACTGTACAAGGCAATAACCTCGGGACGCTACAAACGGGTGAGCGCCGAGATTTATTGGAATCTGAAGGAAAGCGGCAAAGTATTCAAGCGAGTACTTTCCGCCGTTGGATTACTAGGGGCGGATATACCCGCCGTTACCAACCTCGCCGACTTAGAGGCTTTTCTGTCCATGACTCCCGAGGCCGGGACGTTTGAAAAAATGGCCACCTACGCCTTTGATGTCAATGAAAGCGGGGAAATCAAGATAGATGAGGAGGACAACAAGATGTCTGACGAAAAGATTAAACAACTTACGGATGAGCTCAACAAGGCAAAGGCTGACTTGGAGAAATCTCAGGATGAGAACAAGACCTATAAGGCCGAGGCCGAGGCTTTGAAGAAAGAGAAAAGCGAAAGTCTGAAAACTGCCCGTGTTGATGAAGTCAAGACCTTCTGCGAGCAGATGGTGAAAGACGGCAAGATGACACCGGCGGCCCGCGATATTCTGGTCAATGACTTGGATAAGCACAGCTATACGGATGATAACGGCTTTGCGATCCCCTTCGAGGCCTTCAAAAAAGTCTTTGAAACCCACGCTAAGGTTTTTGACGTGGGCGAGAAAGGGCAAGAAGGCGGCGGCGAGGAAAAGAAAGAATATGCCAATGCCGGTGAGGAGCTTGAGGCCAAGACCAGGAAATACATGGCCGATCACAAGGATGTGAATTATGCCGAGGCTTCCAGGGCCGTGCTCGAATCCGACAAGGATCTTGCTGAGCGATACGCCCTAGAGGACTTGTAATCAGGCCATACATATATGAGGAGGTGATAGCACATGGCTACTCAGAATGTGCGCTTTAACACGACTATTGAAGCAACGGAAGATCTTAACACTTCTGCCTTTCAATATCATGCTATCGCCCTGGATGACGGAAAGCTCGCAAATAACGGCGAGGAAACAAGCGGTATTTTGCTCAACAAGCCCAAGGATGGAGAATTTCTTACCCTTGGCTATCAAGGCGAAATGAAGTTTGCCGCCGGTGCAGCGATCTCAAAGGGCGCCAAGCTAACAGTAACATTGAGCGGCTGGTTTACAACCGCCGACAGCAATGATCCAATTTTAGGAGAGGCCAAAGCCGCCGTGACTTCCGGGTCACTAGGTACGGGGCTTTTTAATATTCCAACAGGGTCGGACAAGTCAAACATAATTATGGAATCGATTACGGCGAGTGTGGATATGCTTGCAGGAACGGCGATTGATTTGACTGATCACGAGCAGGCCGATGTCGGCGACGAAGCCGATGCCGTGGCGTTAGGCGCGGCAACCGCTGGAACTGCTCGGAATTTCGGCGTTTTTGGGATTATGAACGTCAAATGTGATCCCGCCAAAGTCTGTTCTTTGGGAGATCCCCTTACCGTAACGACTTCCGGGTATTTCATCCCGTGTGACTCTGGATATTGGTCAGTCGGGAAAGCACTGGAAAACATCGGGAGTGATTCAACCGGAAAGGCGCTTTTTCTCGGCGGAACCTTTGGCTATGTCTCGTCAATGTAGGAGGTGAAGTTTTATGGCAGTACAAGGAAAAGCCGCAGTTACAGCTACTATTCAAGCAGGTGAGGATCTCAGCAGCCATCAGTACAAAGCGATTGCATTTGATGACGGCGAACGGGCTGACAATAGTCACGAGGCCGCTGGGATCATACTCAATAAACCGAAAGACAATGAGCACGCAGAATATGGCGTTATCGGAGAATTCAAATACTGGGCAGGTGGCGCAATAACCGCCGGTAATAGGCTGAGGGTAGACACCGATGGTTGGATGGCCCTCGCTGACAGCGGATATTACACCGTGGGTAGGTCAAAGACTACCGTTACCAGTGGCAGCATCGGAACCGGATTCTTCAATTTCGCCGCGCCGTTTTATCAGGACGTGAGCTCATTATAAGCTAGGAGGTGAACGAAAATGGCAGGAGGAGGAGCAACAGGTCACGACCTGCACCTTGATCAGCATTTATCAAATATAGCAATCAACTATCACCCTCAAGGCATGATCGCTGATGTTATCGCGCCTATCGTCAAGGTAGTCAAGCAAAGCGATAATTATATCATCTGGGATCATGCAGACGCCTTCAGGGTAGAGGAGGATAAAAGGTCTCCCGGAGCGGAAGCGAATAAGATTGAGCGCAGTGTCTCATCTGAGACGTATTTCGCGGATAATTACGCCCTGAAAATGCCCTTGAACCTTGAGGATAGGGAAAACATGGACCCGGTTTTCATCGGCGAGATGCGGGAAGGCCGGACTAAATTTATCAAGAATAAGCTCATGTTGAGCTGGGAAAAACGAACAGCCGAGCTTTGCACCAGTGGAAGCAATGTTGGCTCATACGCCACGATTGACTCGGATTGGATCGAAACACGGAACAGTTACAGTGATCCCCTTGCTGATTGCTGGACCGCTATCTATAACGTGGCGGATTCCACGGGCTATAAGCCTAATCGGTGCATTATGGGTGATACCGCATGGAGATATTTCAGACGGCATGCGGATGTAATCGACATCATTCATGGCAACACTGGCAACAAAGGCGCGGACAGTGTTCGGTATGCCACGGTGGAACAGTTCAAGAAGATTTTCGACCTTGAAGCGTTTCACGTAGGCAGGGCTTACTACAATAGCAACCAGGAAGGACAGAGCGCATCGTTAAGCGTGCTGTGGGATGATTATGTGTTGTGGTATTACGCACCGTCTAACCCGAGCGCGGAGGAACCCAGCTTCATGTATTCCTTCCGGTGGACAAAGCCCGGATTGCCGAACATGATCGCAGAGCGGCATCCGTTTGACCCGAAAACCAAGAGTGAGGAGATCGAGCTCGGTTACTATCAGGATGAAAAGATTACTGCAAAGAATCTCGGATACCTGATGACCCATGTAACCAGCGTTTAACCTTTGACCAGGGAGGGGTTTCGGCCCCTCCCATATTCACAGAGGTAAATCATGTTGCGAGACGATGCAATAAGACAAGGCCTTATAAAGCCGACACAAGCCGATTTCGATCGGGGCATAACTGAGGCAGACTTTCCCCAGCCCGATCAGGTGTTTGATACGGCAGATGAGGGCGAGGGCATAAAAGCCAAAATTGACCTTGAAGATTTGACTTACAAGGAATTGGCGAAAAAGGCAGAGGAAATGGGGATTGATTTGCCTCCCCAATATATGAAAAAAACGGCCCTGATCGAATTGATACGGGCGCAACTTTAACAGAGAGGAGAATGTAATGCACATAGCAATGGCAATTCCCGGCATGCCATTCAATGGCGCGACTATCTCCGAGAGCAAAAGCCTCGGGGGGTCGGAAAGCGCCGGGTATTACATGGCCAAGGAATTAGTAAAGCGTGGCCATAACGTAATCGTTTTTACAAACAGCGAGCAAGCTGGCAAATGGGATGGCGTCACTTATGAGTTTTTAGGCACTCCCCGCGAAAATATGCCTATGGGCGAGCGATTTCATTACGTCATGCATGCCCCCTATGATGTCGTGATAGCACAACGGCATCCCTACGCATTCAAGAGTATCTACAATAGCAAGCTCAATGTGTGGTGGCTGCATGATCTGGCTTTGCACCGGTATTCTGCACAGATGCAAGAACAGCTTATGAATATCGATCAAGTTTTTACGGTTTCGGAATTCCACAAGCGACAGGTCTCGGAGGTTTATGGAATCCCGGAAGGCTTTATTTCGGCAACGAAAAACGGCCTTGCTTATGAAGAATATGAAGGCCTTGAGATATTTGAGCGCGAGCCGAATAGCCTTGTTTATGCCTCACGGCCCGAGCGCGGTCTTGAAAACCTCGTGGGGCCGGACGGTATCATGGACATGCTGCCCGATTGCCACCTATACGTTTGTGGCTATGACAATACCGTGCCTCAATTAAAGCAGTATTATCAATATCTCTGGGGTCTTTGTGACCAGCGAAAGAACGTGACAAACCTGGGGGCCCTGGGCAAACGGCAACTCGCAGAACTCATGGCCCGGTGCATGCTTTACGTTTACCCCACGACTTTTGAGGATACGAGCTGCATGGTGGCCCTTGAAGCCAATGCCTGCGGGACGCCGTTTATTGCATTTAAGACCGCAGCCCTCCCGGAAACAATGAATGAGGCCGGTGCGATCCTGCTTGACCTGGATGAAAAAGGGCAAGTGAATAAGAAGCTCTTTGCTAAAACGGTGCGGACCGCCTTGCACAAATGGACAGGCTTGCACAAGAAGGCCAAGGCAAAGCGGCAGGCATGGCCGGATATAGCTGCGGAATGGGAGCAGCAGTTTGAAGCTATGCTCAGGGAACGGAGTTCAAACAAATATCGCTTACATAATCACTTTGAGCAGCAGAGCGATATTGCGGCAGCCGTGAAGGACGGTGCTGAAAAGACAGTGCCGGATATCAAACAGAATTATTACTTCTTCTTTTCCGGTGATTACATAGACCATTACAAGCGCTACTACATTCACGAAGAAAAAAAGGGTGTGCATTACGGCCCGGAAAACCTGGCCCAGCAACCTCGTTTTCTTCAGATATTCAAGAAGGTGCAGGACTTGAAACCCAAAACCATCTTGGATTTCGGATGCGCTCATGGCCACTATAGCATGAATATCGGGTTAAGAATGCCGGAGGTCAGGATCACAGGCGTTGACTTTATGCAGTCAAATATCGACAAATCCCGTGCTTGGGCGGCCAAAGAAAAGGTGCAGGATCGGATTAAATTCAAGTGCGGAGAAATTGAAAAGATACATGAGGAATTAGGGAAATTCGATTTAGTTATAGCCTCCGAGACATTCGAGCACGTGCCGAATGTGCAAGAGATATCGGATATCCTTTTGAAGCACCTCGAGCCGAATGGCCACATGCTTATTACCGTGCCTTGTGGCCCCTGGGAAGCATGGGGATATGACCAAGATCCGGGATGGCGAGCCCACATCCACCATTTTGAGCGGCAAGACCTTTTTGAGATTTGGGGTAATCAGCGCGAATATAAACTGATCGCTATACCCTATACTTACGTGGCCAAGGGGTATCTCGGCCACTGGCTCCTGACATTCCAAAACTCTGGCTTGCCTACGGGTCAAATCAACTATGAGCGGAAACTGAAACAGCAGGCCCCCCGCGAAACCCTCTCGGTCTGCATGATCGCTAAGGACTCGGAATATACCCTCGGCAAGACACTGAAAAGCGTGAAATCCATTGCACATGAGATCATTATCGGAATCGATGAAACCACAACGGATGAGACCGAGCGCGTGGCCAAGAAATTCGGAGCTAAGACTTTCAAAATCAAGTCGCCCTTAGAGCAGGGGTTTGACGAGGCCCGGAATCGGACAATCGAAAAAGCGACTATGGATTGGATCTTGTGGATTGACAGTGATGAGACCCTCGAGGATGCAATAAATCTGCCGCAGCACTTGAGGCAGAATTGCTATAACGGGTATTCGGTCAGACAGCACCATTACGCAACGGAACCGGCTGCCCTGTTCAAGACAGACCTTCCGGCCCGGATATTCCGCAATCATAAGGGAATCAAGTTTTACGGCATGGTGCATGAGCATCCCGAAGAGGAAATGAATTCGGGGATCAGCAAGATTTGTGTATTGAATGATATTGCAATCATGCACACCGGGTATGCAACCGAGCGGATTCGGCGGGCACGGTTTCAGCGCAACTGGCCCCTCATGCAACGGGATAGAAAGAAATACCCCACGCGGCGCTTAGGGTGTTTCCTCTGGATGCGGGATCTCATACATCAAGTCAAGTACACCCTGGAAAGCAACGGCGGGCAATTTACGGAAGAGTTGAGGAAGTATGCCGGCGAAGCGATAACGATCTGGCGGGATCTCCTGGAAAAGAACGAGCTCCGCATGGTCATTGACGGCATGCAGTATTACACGGAGGCGGTCCGTTTACTCAACAACGGTAACGGCATTAGATTTTCATACCTTGACCTTGCCTCGAACCTCACCCCGCATATAGACGAGAACAAGCGGGCGCAGCTCAATTCCGGCCTCATGTCTGCCCTCGAATTTCAGGGCCGGATTGCGGAGAATCTCTTTGATGGGGTTTTCGAGAACAAGGAAGATATTAAACGTTTAACCCAAAGGCTCATAGAGGCCAAAACAGGCGTGTATGAGGAAAAATATTTCTAGGAGGATACATGAAAAAATTAGCTTTTGTAACAGGCATTTGCCTCATGGCACTTTTGGTGCCCGTGCTGGCGTTTGGGGCCGATTTACAATGGGATGACCCTGGTGCGGAATGGGATACCATAATCGGCTATACGATTTATTTCTCCGATGCCTCTGAGGATTTCAATAAAAGTGTGCTCACAGATGAGCTGGTGCGGGAAAGCGGCAACGTAACCTATCTGGATATTGATGACAACCTCAACCTGCATTATGGCGTGGAATATACGTTCTATATTACAGCTTACAATGATGCGAACGAATCAGGGCCGTCTAACAGCGTAACTTATACTAGGGAGGCTTATGTCCCCCCTTTGGACCACCTGCCGACTCCGGTTGTTTCCTCTCCACAATCAGCAGTCGGCTTAGGGATAAATTAAGATAAACCTCCGTGTTTCTTCTCAGTAATAAGGAGATAGTATGGCCAAATGGTCGGTAGCGATACGAGCGATTGATACACCCCGATATTATCTCAGGCGCACAGAGGATGGTCGCACGGTGAGCTGGCACCAGGAAGAGCCCAGAGATTTTGATGAGAAGCTCTTTTTTGTCCACGAGTGCATCGGCTGGGAGAAACGGCTTGAGTTCGGTGATATTGTGGCATTCAAGCCCTATGAGATGACTGGCCGGATGCCACATTACAGCGCAAGGCATCGCTGGGGCCACGATGTGTGGACGGAACAGGAGCGCAAGACCTATACCATAGTCACACTTGATGGCCTGGAACTGGAGCAGATGTTTGCGCTCTGTGAAGCCTATTACGACACAAGCATTATTATCTCGGATAAAGAAGAGGGATTTCCCGACGAATATTTCAAAAAGCGCAGATTTAAGCTACTTGAAGAAGATTTGGATGTGCTCGGTGCTGATATTGCCCGCATGAAAAACAAGGAAGATGCCTATATGCCCTCAATGCGAGACATCGTAAAAGAAGATAATTGGGATAAGCTGAGGCTGCGAAAAGTAGCATCAACGGACAATCTTAGACCTATTGATCCCTTACCGACAACCATACGAAGGGTCATGGAGAAGTAAATGGCCTGTTACGATTCTGGCGATTATACTTGTACTTACGATTCTGGCGGCAACGGGTCGCTGCCCGGTGGCGGAGATCCAGATTATAGCTCCCTTGCCACGTGGGAAGGAGACACGGATATTGATATATCCGGCTACGGGATTCTTACGCTCGACTGCTACGATAGCCAGACTCACGATGACGAATGCGACACTTTCGGAGGGGCGAGTGGATTAGACAGCACCCATTATCGCAGAATCCAATCTTCTTCAAGTTGCGCCACACCGTTTGCCGGAAAGACAAGCACCGGTGCATACTTTGAGTCGACCGGCGTTTTGCAAGGTGTGATGAAAATTATAGAAGATTACTTTCGGGTTCAGCAATTAAGTACACGATTCAATGGTACGAGGGCTGGCGATATCTCGACGGTAAACATTTACGGGGACCATGCAGTGTTAGTCCATGTTATATCGAGAAATTCGCATAATAACCATGAGTCGTATGATATAGAATCCGAAATAAAGTTAACCTCTGGAGCTGCGGGCGAAAGTGAGACCCTTGCCTATGCTTGTATTGCGTCAGACTGTCAAGATGGATCTGGATTTTACACCTATCCTTACCCCAACGGTTGTAGGATGGCTTTTATCTGCTGTACAGCCATCGGAAACGCTGCCTATGGCTTCGAAAACACAAATGGAAGCGGCACGGCGGAAGTATTTAGTTGTTATGCGGGCAATAACACTTCCGGCGACTTTCTTGAAACGAACTGGAATGACTTCTCCGATTATAATGTCTCCGGCGATGAAACCTCGGATTTAGGAGGTACAAGCTCAAATTATACCCACAACAAAGACTATTGGGACGGCGGCACTGACGATGCAATGGATGGCGATGATCTGCTCACGGCATCAGTCGATGGAGGCCGAAACCCCTATAATGACGTAACCGGAACGAGCGATTTCAACAACTTTTTGAGGAACGATACATCAGGAGATGCTTTATTCAAATATAGCATCGAGGGTAACGAGAGGCCGAATGAGGATACAATAGACGCCACATGGGACGTTGGGGCGAGTGAGTATTAGGCGGCGGGGGGAGCGATCTCAATACTTCCCATGATCAATTATTATAAAAGACTTTTGAGAAATTGAGATGAAAGAACTAATCGGAAAAACGATAATCACTTTTCCCGTTGGCCCGATTGTGAGCAATTCGGACGGCCTTACGCCGGTGACCGATCTCACGCTTTCGGGAGCTGATGAAAAGGCTATCAGGAAATACGGCAACGTGACGCCGGTAAGCATCTCGGCGAATAGCTGGGCGGCAATAAGCTCAATGGAGGGCCATTACAATCTCACGCTGACAAATTCGCAGATGGATACTTATGGTCCCATGAGGATCAGCATTCAAGATGATAGCAAATGCCTGCCCTATTTCGAGGATGTATCGGTCGTTACCTCGGCTTTCTGGAACAGTAAATACAATACGAATGATTGGGCCTCAGCGCATGCCGTAAGTTCCCTCGATACACGAGTTTCAAGCATCGGTGTGGAAGTCGATTCAATCCAGGCCCAGGTAACGAGCACGTATAATAAACTGAGCGATTTTCCGGTTTCCGGATATCTCCCGAGCTCCGAGACGCTCAATGCACATATAGCGACATTAGCAACCTCCGAAACACTGAATGCACATATAATTACTTTACCGACCTCCGAAACCGTCATGGATGCCATAAGCTCGGTAGATGTTCGAGTATCCAGCATTGCTATAGAGGTTGATTCTATCCAAGCACAGGTCACATCTAACTATCACCGCATGGGAGACTTTCCGACTTCCGGATATTTACCCAGCTCGGAAACCTTGAATGCACATATAGCAACGCTGGCTACATCGGAGACCCTTAATGCTCACATAATAACGCTTCCCACAAGCGAAACCCTAAACGCCCATATCGTAACCTTGCCCACATCCGAAGCGGTTGGAACGATAGCGGATAAAGCCCTTTCGGATGTCAACCTTGATCACCTAATGAAAACGGTCGTCACGGATAGCGGTGATTTGACGAATGAGGTTGCCGATTTCAGCGTTTTGGGCCTCATGATGGCCGCTGGCGGTGATATGAGTTCTTTCGTCAGCAGTGATGATTCGCTTCAGGCCATTGCGGAAGGTGCGGCAGGCGGCGGTGCTTCGGCCAGTGAGGTTCAAAGTGCTTGCTTTGATGTTATACAAGACATGAACCTTGACCATCTTATGAAAACGGTGGTTGCTGATAGCTCAGACCTTACAACGGAGGTGGCGGATTTTAGTGTGCTTTCATTGATCATGGCCTCCGGCGGAGATACCTCAACCTTTGTTTCCTCGGATGATTCTTTGCAAGGTATCAGCGAAGGCGCAGCCGGTGGCGGGGCAAACAAGAGCGAGGTACAGTCGGCCTGTTTTGATGCCTTTACCGGGATTCTCCCGAATTCGGAAACCTTAAAATCTCATATTGACACATTGCCGACTTCACAAACCCTAAACGCGCATATTGTTACTTTGCCCACGAGTGAGACCTTAAAGACGCACATTGACACGTTGCCAACCTCGGAGGGCCTGCATAGCGAAATCGGCACGTTGCCTAACTCACAGACCTTGAACGCACACATTGTTACGCTACCTACAAGTAGCATGGTTCACCTGGCAGATGACCGGGTTTCCTCAGTAGAGGCACAGGTAGATTCGACTTATAACAGGCTCGGTGATTTTCCAGTGTCCGGGTATTTGCCAAGCTCTGAAACCCTGAATACGCATGTGATTACCTTGCCTACAAGCGAAACGCTGGAAACTCAGATCAATACATTGCCGACATCGGAAACTTTAAATGATCACATAGCGACACTTCCCACGTCCGAGACCTTGTATGATCATATTGCAACCCTGCCCGTGAGCGGTTATTTGCCGAGCAGTTCAACGCTTGATGATTTAATAGCAACACTCCCGACAAGTTTGACGTTGCAGGCTCACATCGCTACATTACCCACAAGCGAGACATTGAACGCCCATATGGTGACACTTCCTAATTCACAAACGGTTATGAATGCCGTAAGCTCAATGGATGTACGGGTCACAAGCCTTGCCGTGCATGTGGGTAGCCTGGCAACGGAGATCTTTGCAACTGAGGTTGAAAGCGGGTATTCTCTGCTAAGGAAACAGCGGATTGACATGAGTGTGCTTACCGGGATCACGAGCGGGGTCGGCACAAGCACCTTGCATTTCCGGGATGTGGGAGACAGCAAGGCTCGATTGATTGTAACGGTAGATTCTGACGGCAACCGCACCGCCGTCAATACGCTGGATGGCTCGTAATGGCCCTATTGCCCGCAGGGTTTTGGCCAGCCCAATTCTGGCCCGACAATTATTGGGTAGATGATTTCTGGCCGGAATTCGGGACTATCAGTTACCTGATTGAGATCGAAGGAACACGGCAAGTTTTTGAGAAAGATACGGAAATTAGGCTCTTTCACAAGGATACATTGCGGCGGGTTTTTGAGAAAGACGATGACAGAAAGGTGTTTTTGCCATGAGCATTGAAACTTTCTATATCAAGAAAAACGATCTGCAGCCTTATTACTATGCACAGGTCAAGGATGCAGCCGGAGACGTTGTGGCTATTACCGGGGCCACGATCTACTGCACCATGAAAAGCGCAGCCGGGACGCTAAAGATCAATCGGCAGACAACGGGTATCAATATCTCCGATGGCACCAATGGAAAATTTGAGTACAAGTGGCAATCCGGCGACACTGATAGCGCAGGGAAATACTACATAGAATTCGAGATCAACCCAGCATCGGGGGGCAAGTTTACCATACCCGCAAAACCGGAGGACAAGGCGGAGGTGCATGTCACCGAAAGCCTTGATACATCATAGGTGAGATTATGAGCTATACCGACTATGAAGAGGTGATAATCCGGTATCCGGTCCTGAAAACCTGGGCCAAGACCGCGATTGAAGTAAACAGCGATTTGATATATTATGCGGAAATGGAGCTAAACGGGCGCCTAGCCTCTCATTTCTCCGTTCCCTTTTCCGGCTCTCACCCGACTGTTAAGGATCTGACGATTGACCTTGCCTATTACAATGCGCTCAAGACACGGGTGCCCAAGGATGCCCAAAAAATACATGATGTGGTTATCGGGCGGATCGAGGCTATCAAGGATGGCGAGGAATACATCTACACGGGATCAGGGACAACCATAACTCCGGCACCGCAGACCGGGCAAATATGGTCAAACCTTCAAGATTATCACCCTGTGCATACCATGTTGGGGGCGGAAAGCCCGTATACACAGGTAAGCTCGGAGCGGTTGGATGCATTAGAGGATGTGAGGGATTGATGGCACGGGCATTAGCATCATTTACCATGATCGGCATTAAGCAGCTACAAAAGCACATGGATTCACGGGTGCAAAAGCTACAGAACCGAAAAACCGTAAATGCTCAGGCTGTTGCGGTGACCGATCGCTGGATTCAAAAGAATTTCCAGACGCAAGGGAAACTGGCCCATCCCGGCACGGGCTGGAAAGAGCTCTCCCCGGTGACTATTGCACTCAGAAGGAAAGGACCGAAGAAAACGGGCAAGGTAATGATCCTGCAGGATACCGGAACGATGCGAAGCCGGTGGAAACACTATTGGGATGCATGGGTAGCGAAGATTCAGGCGGGGGTGGATTATGCCTATAAGCACCACTTTGGCAAGGACAATCTCTCGGTGCGCCGGATATTGCCCACACAAAGGCAGATCGGCCCGCAGATCAAAGAACTTTACGCTAAGTGGGTGAGGAAGATCCTGAAATGATCAACATGAAGGACATAACCAAGGGGGTTAAGACGGTTTTGGATGATAACCTGTCCGATTACATCATTCAGCGAAACCCAAAACGCAATGATGACCCGAACACAGCAGCCCAAGGCAAGGGCTGGATCGGGATTTATAGAAGCGGATTAGATTATGATTCCTACACTACGGGCGCACAGCCATGGCTTGCCCATCCTTCGGTCATGGTGGAGATCCAGGCGGCCAGTTTTTTAAGAGGGGAGGATGCAGAGGACCGCTTGCAGGATGCGGAAAAAGAAGTCATGGACGTGCTCACGGCGAATAAAACCCTTAACAATACCGTCAGCATGACAAACGGATATGAGATCAAGTATGAATTCAATGAGGATGAGGAGGCACAGATTTACTTTCACGCCGCAATCATAACAATCAAGGCAGAGGTGCGAGCATGAAACTAGAATATATCGGCGAAGAGGAACGCGAATATTCGCTCATTGGCCTCGTGAGAACGGGCGATGTGCGAAACGTCGGTGATGATCTGGCCAAGCAGCTTAAGAAAAGCAAGCTCTGGCAAAAACCAAAGGCAAAGAAATCTAAGCGAGAAACCCCAAAGCTCGGTTTGCAGATCAGCGGATTGGGGAAAGATATAGACGAGGAGCTTGAAAAAGCTCAGCGAGAGGAGGTTGAAGAATAATGGCTTATGGACAGAATGGACATTTAGGGATTGCGTTTCAGGATTCCTATGGAACCGCCGAAACGGGATCTTACCACTGGTTTCCGCTTATCTCCGAAAGCCTGGTCGAGACCGTACCGGAGATTGTTGAATCGGGGATGCGAAACCGGATGGAAGAAGGCGAAAGCCTAGACGGATTTCACGAGATCGCGGGCGATATCGTGGTACCCGCTCATCCGCTTTTAATCGGGAAATTCTTCAAGGCTTGGTGCGATGTGGACAGCTATGATAAGACACTCGGCACATCGGAGTATACTCATGTATTTATGCCGAGCCCGAACGATTGGGGCGACCTGGCAGCAGTACCGCCCATGACAGTTGAGGTTTATCGGGACGCCGGGAGCGCTCATCAATATGAAGATTGCTTGCTCAATACCCTAACCCTTGAGATCGCACACGGCACGGTTATCAAACAAACAGCCTCGGTGATCGGCGGAGGCTTTAGCAAGGTAGCCAAAAACACTGCATCATATACTACGGGATCGGAGTGGATGTGGAACCAAGCAAGCATACAAATAGGCGGCTCTGCGGTTGACGAGCTTTCCACGATAACAATCACGTTTAACAATAATCTTGAGGCCAAAGGCACACTGGACGGCAAGAAGTATGCAAACCGGATCAAGCGGGGTGATTACCGGACAATAGAAGTGGCCGGAACAGCGATTTTCAAAGATGATACCGAATTTGATCTTTACCGCAATCAGACCCGGCAGGAATATATAGTAACAGTCGAGGGCCAGGCATGTGCCTCCGGGTATAACACTGCGCTTGAAATCGTCCTTCCCTCCGTATTTTATACGACCTTTCCGGTCAATATCGGCGGCCCAGGGCTTTTAGAGGTAGGATTTACCGGCAAGGCGAAATACAACAGCGGATCGGGAACGATAGGCAGATTTACGCTTGTAAACACTTTAGCAACATATTAGGAGGCACATGGGTACTGAATACCTCATAGGATGGCGGCCATTTGAGCCGGAATTCAACGGTGAAAAAGTCTCAATGGAGATCCGTCCCTTTCGCCGGAAGGCAATGCTGGCCGTGAGGCCGTTGCTTGAGAAATGGGAAGAGATGCCAAAGGATCAGGATACCGATGCTTTGTTTGATATGACCTTGGAGTTTCAGGAATTGGGCTCACAGGTGCTTTCTGAGCATATCAGGAATATCGATATGAAAGTCCGGGACTCGGAAAGTGAAGAGGCTCGGCCTGTCACGGCAGAAGATTTGACAGAAGAGATGCAATTCCTTCCCCTTCTTTTGGTAGTGATTTCTAAGATTGCTTCAATTTCCGGCGTGAATTCGGGAGATGTAAAAAACTTCGGCGGGCCATCCGGTTCTATGGCAGAGCAGGCCGGGACCGTAGCGTAAGGGCTCTGGTTGCCGGTTGGCCCGCTTCGATTTGGCTGGATATCTTTTATGACTGCCACGAGCTGCACACGGACGGCATTTACCGGCTCAGGGAGTGGCCGGACCCCGGAGGCGTGTTAGAACAGCCGAACGTTATCATTGAGATATTTGCTATTTGCCGGGATGAATGGCTGAAGATAAGGCAGGAACATGGCCGAAAAACTTGAAATAATAATCCACGCGAAAGATCAATTCTCTCGTACTATGAAATCCCTCCGGGGCATGCTTCCCGGACTCAAGAAGCTCGCCCTTGGCGCAGGCGCAGCAGTCGGCGGTTTGGGTACCGGGCTTTATGCCGTAGCTCAAAGCACGGCCAAGGCCGGGGATGAATTTCAGAAGATGAGCCTCCGGCTGGGGCTTTCCTCTGAGATGCTTTCGGGTATGAAGCACGCGGTTGAACTTTCCGGCTCAAGCATGGAAAGTTTTGAAAAAGGCGTGCGGACCCTAGCCAAGCGTATGAGCGATGCCGACGAGGGACTTGCAGAGGCGGAGCGGTCTTTCGAGGCCTTGGGTATCGAAGTCAAGAATGCTGACGGTACCCTGAAAGACCTCGATAGTATTATGGCCGAGGCGTCCGAGGGCCTGGCCAAAATGGAAGATAATACAAAGCGTGTGGCCCTCGCTCAAGAATTATTCGGGCGCTCAGGGACGCAACTCTTACCTTTGATGAAACAGGGTGCCGAGGGTTTGCGAAAGATGCAGGAGGAAGCACACGCCCTCGGCATTACCTTCGATAAAGTAAGCGCGGACCAGGCGGCAGAGTTTCAAGACAACATGCTCAGGCTCAGGCGGGTTTTCACCGGTATCAAAACACAGATCGGCCAGGCCATTATTCCCCTTTTCAGCGAAATGGCGGCAACCGGTACAGAGGCCGGGAAACGGCTTGTCCATTACATTCGACAAAACAAGGATGAAATCCAAAGTTATGCCAAAACCTTTTTGACGGCAATCGGTGAAATGGCCGAGAAAGGCGCTTACGGCATCGCCCTGCTTGCCGATTCATGGCGGGGCTGGCAGGAAATCTGGTATGTGCTCGAAATCAGTTTTGCCCACTTCGCCAAAACGCTCTGGGAGGGTTTGCACAAGATTCGCGGTGCTGTAACCTGGACCCTGGAAACCTTCAATTTCAAAGGCATTTTCGATGACATGCTGACCAATTCAAGGCGGATTTTCAGCGAGCAGGAGACAATCATTAGAGGCTGGGAAGATGTTATAGAGGAGGCAACCGGGAAACTCGACAAACTCCTTGAGAGCGGCCTTGCAATCCATAAAGTCACTGACATTATGGGTCTGATCAAGGCATCTATTGAAGAGATCCGGGCGGCCGCCAAGACA